ACCGTCTGGCGCTGAGGCGCCAACAGAAAACAACCACCATGTCCTTTTCACAAACCCAACTCGACGCTTTGCAAGCAGCCCTCACGCAAGGGGAGAGGCGCGTCTCCTTTGGAGACAAAACGGTGGAGTACCGATCAGTTGATGAACTGCGCCTGGCCATTCGGGAGGTCAAAAAGGGGCTGCAAGAGCAGGCAACAGCCACCGGATTTTGGCCGCGCGCACCTCGGCAAATCCAGATCAACACTTCCAAGGGCACGTGAATCACATGATGCAAAGTCTCAAATCGATAGGCTGGCTCAAGGGCATCAAACGCAAATTCTTCGCCACAACACCCACCTATGACGGGGTAGGGCAGGGAAGACGCGCAGTCGCCTGGTCAGTCGGCAATCCCGGTGCGGTGTCAAGCATGCTGTTCAACCAGAGTGAATTGCGTGCTAAAAGCCGCGATCTGGTGCGTCGCAATGCCTGGGCCAACTCGGCGCTGGAGTCTTACGTGGCCAATGCCATTGGCACAGGCATCAAACCCCAGTCCATGCTCACCCAGGCGGACTCGCGCGAAGCAGTGCAGACCCTGTGGCGCAACTGGACGGTGGATGCCGATGCTGCAGGGCTGACCGACTTTTACGGTCTGCAAGCCATGGCCTGTCGGGCCATGCTTGAGGGCGGTGAAGCACTTGTGCGCTTGCGCTTTCGCCGACCGGAAGACGGCTTGAGTGTGGGCTTGCAGCTGCAGGTTCTAGAGCCGGAGCATCTGCCTGTTCATTTGAACATCACTGCTGAAAACGGCAACCTCATTCGCGCAGGCATTGAGTTTGACCGTTTGGGTCGCCGCGTGGCATACCACCTGTACCGATCGCACCCCGAAGACGGTCAGCTTGCGCCCATGTCGGGTACCGGTGACAACAGTACCACCAGAGTCGATGCCAGAGAAATCGTGCACCTGTACCGCCCGCTTCGCCCGGGGCAGATCCGGGGTGAACCTTGGCTGGCGCGTGCGCTGGTGAAACTACACGATCTGGATCAATACGACGATGCTGAGCTGGTGCGCAAGAAGACGGCCGCCATGTTTGCCGGCTTCGTGACACGTTTGACGCCGGAGGACAACCTGCTGGGTGAGGGGCTGCCCAACGGCAATGGCGTAGCACTTGCCGGCTTGGAGCCGGGCACCATGCAGATTTTGGAGCCCGGCGAGGATATCAAGTTCAGCCAACCTGCGGACGTGGGTGGGTCTTACTCGGAATTCTTGCGCATGCAGTTTCGCGCAGTCGCTGCGGCCATGGGCGTGACCTACGAGCAACTCACCGGGGACCTCACCCAGGTCAACTATTCATCGATTCGGGCTGGCCTGTTGGAGTTTCGCCGTCGAGTTGAGGCTTTTCAACACGGCGTCATCGTGTACCAGATGTGTCGACCGATCTGGAATGCCTGGATGGATCAGGCCGTCTTGGAGGGTGCATTGGTCTTGCCGGGTTATGCCACAGAGGCAAAAGCGAAACGAGACTACCAGGCTTGCAAATGGATACCGCAGGGCTGGCAGTGGGTTGACCCCTTGAAAGAGGCCAATGCCATGAAAGCCGCCATTCGTTGCGGACTGATGAGCCGATCTGAGGCGATTTCGGCCAATGGCTATGACGCTGAGGATGTGGACCGCGAAATCGCTGCGGATAACGCCCGAGCCGATGGCTTGGGGCTGATTCTCGACTCCGACCCCCGCTACGAGTTGGCACCTTCGCAAGCGGCCAGGACCGCTGGCGCGCCGGGACCGGGGTCAAAGCCAGCTCCCAAACCTCCCCAAAAAGGAAACTGATCATGTTTTTGCCACACATGGCGTCCCGCCTTTATGGGACGCCGCTTCTGCTTGCGCGCTCCAAACTTGACATCATCCTTAATGTCTTGGGCGAGCGCGTCGGCTGGCCAGCCTCTGTGCCGGATGGGCCAAGCTTGGCACCTTCAGGCAAGTTTGCACGCTTTGAACCGTCCTCACTCCTGAATTTGTCACAAGACCTCTCCAGCGTAGCCACCGGCATCGCGGTCATTGGCATCGCAGGCTCGCTGGTTCGCCGCAATATCGGCGTAGATGCCCAGTCAGGGCTGATGAGCTACCTCGATATCGCTCAAAACCTGGAAATGGCGGCCAATGATCCTTCGGTGTCTGGGATTCTTCTGGATATTGACTCACCCGGTGGAGAAGCGGGTGGCGTTTTCGAGCTGGCGCAACGTATCCGCGAGATCAACGCCATCAAACCGGTTTGGGCGCTGGCGTGCGACAGTGCCTTCTCGGCAGCGTACGCCATTGCCTGCGCTGCGTCGCGTGTTTTGGTGACCCAAACCAGCGGTTTGGGCTCCATCGGCGTGATCGCCATGCATGTGGACCAGACGGCGCGCGATGCGCAGCAGGGATATCGCTTCACCGCAGTGACTGCCGGTGAATTCAAGGGCGATCTGTCACCGCATGAGGCGCTCAACAAGGGTGCCAATACGCGACTGCAAGCGGAGGTTGACCGTTTGTACGGTCTGTTTGTCGATCATGTGGCCAGCATGCGTGCGATGGCACCCCAAGCCGTTCGTGCCACCCAGGCGGGCTGCTACTTCGGGCCGGAGTCCATCGATATGGGTCTTGCCGATGCACTGGTTCGAGCAGATCAAGTGATTCCTGAGTTTGCGGCGTACTTGTCGCAGAACCGGCTGCAACGGCAGGCCAGCCATGCCATCGGTACAACGGCGAGCGCATTTTCTGAGGTGCTCACTCAAGCGCACCTGCCCAGTGCCATACCCCCGCTAAGCCCCACTGAGTCCCCCACCGAATCCCCTGCCAATTTCCCCAACGTATCTCAAATTGCCAACGTCAAACCCAAGGAGACACCCATGACGCAAGACCTGCAGACTCAAAGCGCGCCCGCCCCCGAAAACCTGCCCGATGCAACTGCATTGCCTGTGGGTGACACCTCAGTGGATGAAGTCGAAGAGACACCGGCTGATTCAAAGCCCAATCCAGCCGCTGCTTCTGTGGCCGCAGGCCGAGCGCAAGCCCTGGAAATTGCCGAGTTGTGTCAACTCGCCGGGCAAACCACCCGAATTGCTAGCTTCTTGGCCCAAGGCATCTCAGCCAGCCAGGTGCGCCAGGCCTTGCTGCTCTCGCGTGCGCAAAGGGAAGAGATCTCCTCGCTGATCCACCCCGACGCCGCCAAGCCAATCGCAAAGACAACGAATGACGGTGCCTCAGCATTGTTGGCCGCTGTCAAAAAGCTCTCGGGTACGCCATGAATCTGAATATTCAGACCTTGCTTCTGAATTTCAGATTTCTTTTCCATTTCATATTTTTCTCGCTCACCGCTCGTAAAAAAAGGACACCGCAATGACCGCCATTCATGAACCCCTCAACCTGGGTGACTTACTCAAGTACGAAGAAGGCAGTCTGCGCTTCTCACGCGAAGTTGCCACCGTCGCGGCCGGGCAAAAACTGGCCCTGGGCACCGTTGTCAGCCGCGAAACTGTCAGCGCCAAACTCAAGCAGTTCGATTCACTGGCCAGCGATGGATCAGAAAACCCCTGCGGTGTGTTGCTCGTTGATGTGGATGCCACCTTGATCGACGTCGAGGGCGCACTTCTACTCAGTCGCCACGCTGTGCTCGCATCGAATTGCGTGATTTGGCCAGCAGGCATCGCCGCTGCGGCCAAGGTGGCGGCAACTGATGCGCTGGCAGCCCTGGGCATCCTGATTCGGCAGTCTGCTTGATCGAGCCTCAGATGCTCCTTCTCTCCTGATTTACCGCTTTAACCTTTGGACATTTCTCCATGAACAATCCCTTCAATAACCCCGCTTTCTCGATGTCTTCGCTTACCGCAGCGATCAATATCATCCCCAACCGCTTCGGCCGCATCGAAGCCCTCAAAATCTTTCCTGATAAACCGGTGCGTACGCGCCAGGTAATGGTTGAAGAACAAAACGGCGTGCTGAACCTTCTGCCCACCATGCCTGTAGGTGCCCCAGGCACGGTCGGTACACGTGGCAAGCGTGCCTTGCGATCCTTTGTCGTGCCACATATTCCGCACGACGATGTGGTTCTGCCAGAAGAAGTGCAGGGCATTCGCGCCTTTGGCAGTGAGACCGAGATGGAGACTATCGCCTCGGTCATGGCTCGACACTTGCAGACCATGCGCAACAAGCACGCCATTACGCTGGAGAACCTGCGCATGGGTGCCTTGAAAGGTGTGATCCTGGATGCCGATGGCACGGTGATTTACAACCTTTTTAATGAATTTGGCATTACACCGACGGCTATCAATTTTGATTTGGCCAATGCCGCATCAAACGTCAAAAAGAAGTGCGCCGATGTGCTGCGCCACTTTGAGGACAACCTCAAGGGCGAATTCATGACCTCGGTGCACTGCCTGTGTTCGCCCGAGTTCTTTGACGCGCTCACCGATCACGTCAAGGTCAAGGATGCGTTTGCCTATAGTCAGCAACGCGCTGTCCTGATTGACGATATGCGCGCAGGCTTTACCTTTGGCGGCGTGACGTTCGAGGAATACCGGGGTCAAGCCACCGACATGAATGGCATCACCCGACGTTTCATTGCCGCAGGCGAAGCCCATGCGTTTCCGTTGGGCACAGTTGATACCTTCAGCACCTACTACGCCCCGGCTGACTTCAATGAGACCGCCAACACATTGGGTCAAGCGCTGTACGCCAAGCAGGAACCACGAAAATTTGAGCGTGGCACCGACTTGCACACCCAGAGCAACCCGTTGCCGATGTGCCACCGTCCGGGTGTACTGCTCAAGCTGACACTTGGCTAATCGGGGTTACAGATGAGCACCTTGGTCGAGAAAATCTATCTTGCAGCCGCCAACGTCGGGTTTCTCAAGACCTGTAGCTGGCAGCCAAGCGCCGGCGGGGCAGCACAGGCGCATTCGGTGGGGTTTGCCGCTCCAGACAAGGACGTGCTCTCGGGCTTGGGTGTCAGCACTGAATTCGAGATGACCTACCCAAACACCTGCCTTGTGGGACTCAAAACCCGGGAGGTGGTGCAAATTGAGGGCGTGGCGTATCAGGTGCGAGAGGTCATGGCCATGGGCGATGGCTCGGAGTTGCGCGCCAAGCTGATGCGGGTGTAGTTGGATGGCTTCCAACTCCATTCGCGAGCGAATCTTGCAGGCCATTGTCTCGACGCTCACTCCGGTGGCCACGGACCAGGCAGCCACTGTATGGCGCACGCCCAGTGTTGCCATCACCCGCGATCAGTGCCCAGCGCTGGTGGTGTTCCCCGAGAGCGAATCGCTGGGTGATCGCGCCAACGACCGGGTCACCCGAGAGTTGACCGTTCGCATCACCGCGCTGGCGCGTGCCGTTCCGCCCGACATTGCCGAAACCCAGGCTGATGCCTTGCTCTGTGCAGCGCATGCCGCCCTGATGCTTGACGTCAACTTGGGCGGCTTGGCACTGGGCGTCCGGGAAGTCGAGTCCGAGTGGGAGGTTGATGACGCGGACGGCGTTGCTGCCAGCACGTCTGCTCGCTACCAGATCACCTACCGCACCCTGATTGCCGACATCTCCATTCAAGCCTGAATCCTTTTCCCCTTTTTTTCATCCATTCCAACTTTAAGGATCCCAATCCATGAGTACCTATGCATCATTCCAGGGCCGTGTATACCTTGGCAAGCGAGATACCGGGGGCAACCCCATCGAGGTTCGCTCACCCGGCAACGTGGCTGAGTTGAAGCTTTCGCTCAAAACCGACGTGCTGGAGCACTATGAGAGTCAGACAGGTCAGCGCACGCTGGACCACCGCATGGTCAAGCAAAAGTCCGCTACGGTGAATCTGACCATCGAAGAGTTCACTAAAGAGAATCTGGCCCTCGCGCTGTATGGCAACTATGTGGTCGGCACGCCCGGCACCGTGACCAATGAGCCACTAGCTGGCGCGTCACCTTTGGTCGGTGAGCGCTATTTCCTGGCCCACCCCAAGGTGGCGAGCTTGGCGATTCAGGACAGCAGCGCGACACCAGCGACTCTGGTCGAAGGGGTGGATTACACGGTCGATAAAGACTTCGGCGCGATCCAGTTCCTTCGTCTGAACGATGGTGGTACACCCGCCGTCTCCTACGCCGCCCCCTTGAAAGCCAGCTACGCCTTCGGGGTCACCACCGAGATAGGCATCTTCACCCAGCCCCTGCCAGAGCGTTTTCTTCGGCTGGAGGGCATCAACACTGCAGACGGTAATGCAAAGGTACTGGTGGAGTTGTACCGAGTGGCGTTCGATCCCTTGAAGGAAATCTCGTTCATCTCCAACGAGTACAACAAGTTTGAGATGGAGGGATCCCTGTTGGCCGACTCCAGCAAGCCTTTCGATGCAACGCTGGGCCAGTTCGGCCGCATTGTCCAAATCTGAAAGGCTCGTCATGACTGATTTGGAAAAACTCATTCCCCAAGACACCTTGGTCTTGGTGGCAGGAGAAACCATTGCGATCTCCCCCCTCAAAGTGGGTCAGTTGCCTGCATTTTTGCGAGTGATATCGCCCGTGATGGCGCAGTTGAGCGCACCAGAAATCAACTGGCTGGCGCTGTTTGGCGAACGTGGCGACGATTTGCTGACCGCCATTGCCATTGCCGTCCGCAAGCCGCGTGAGTGGGTGGACAACCTGGCCGCAGACGACGCGTTGCTGCTGGCAGCCAAGGTGATGGAGGTTAACGCTGATTTTTTTACCCGAACGGTGATTCCCAAACTCGACGGTCTGTTCAGTCTGGGCAAGGGAATTCAAGCAGCCAACACTGGTTCGACCTCACCCAGCGCCTGATCGGGCATGGTCACCGGCTGCCGGACATCCTGGACTACACGCTGGCGCAGTTGAAAGGTTTTGCTGCTGCCAGCTCTCGCTTAGACAGCGCGCGTGATGCCCAACTCCTGTCCCTGATCGCCATTGGCAGTCGGGGCGACTCCAAAAACCTCGATCAAACGCTTGAACGCTTGAACGCTTGAGCACTGCATCAAACGCATCATGAAAATCTCCATTCGAATCGACAGCGCCGCTGCGCAAGCCCAGCTTCGCCGTTGGGGCGGGGAGTTTCGAGACAAGGTCAAAAAAGCGGTGTCCAAGGCCATGGCCAAGGAGGCTGTGGAGATCAAGCAAGACGTACGCGAGCAGGTGGCCAGCCAACTGACGGTGGTGAAGAAGAACTTTTTAAAAGGTTTTTCTGCCTACGTGATCGACAAGGATAAAGCCCGCTTGCCCGCACTTTATGTGGGCTCACGGATTCCTTGGGTGGGCATGCATGAGAATGGCGGGACCATTTCGGCCAAGATGCTGATCCCCTTGCATGGCCGGGTCGGTCGCAAGCGCTTCAAGGCGCAAATCAAAGAGCTCATGCGCGGCGGTAACGCCTATTTCATCAAAAATGCCAAGGGCAACGTGGTCCTGATGGCCGAGAACATCAAGGAGCACGACCGTCCCTTGGCTGGATTCAAGCGTCGGTACCGAAAAACTGAAGGCATCAAGCGTTTGAAACGCGGTGCGGACATCCCGATTGCCGTACTCGTTCCCCGCGTGATGCTCAAAAAGAAGCTCGATATCGAGCGACTGGTGGTGCGGCGCATCCCCCGACTGGCCGCAAGCATCGAACAGCACATCCGCACAGCCGGATGACTCTGAAATCCCAAAATTCCCCAAATTGACCCATGGCCAACAACCGCATCGCCGTTTTAGTCGCCCTTGAGGGTGCCGATGAGGGGCTCAAACGCGCCCTAAATTCGGCTCAGCAAAGCCTGGGCGAGTTGGCATCCTCAGCGAAAACCGCAGGGGACAAGGCAGCGCGCGGTATGGCCGAGGTCAAAGCAGGCATGTCGGCGTTTGGTGACCAGGTCTCCATCGCCAAGACGCAGCTGCTGGCGTTCCTGTCAATCAGCTGGGCCGCAGGCAAGGTCCGGGAGATTGTCCAGGTGGCCGATGCTTGGAACATGATGGGTGCGCGCCTGAAACTGGCCACAGCCGGACAGAACGAGTTCGTCATTGCGCAAAAGGCGCTTTTTGACATTGCCCAGCGCATCGGAGTGCCCATTGCGGAGGTCTCCACCCTGTATGGCAAGTTGCAGCAAGCGGTGCGCATGCTCGGGGGTGAACAGATGGATGCGCTGTCTATCACCGAGAGCATCTCGCAGGCATTGCGTCTGTCTGGTGCGTCGGCCACGGAAGCCCAGTCGTCCTTATTGCAGTTCGGTCAAGCCTTGGCCTCCGGGGTGCTGCGCGGCGAGGAATTCAACTCTGTGGTCGAAAACTCGCCACGTCTGGCCCAAGCCCTGGCCGATGGCTTGAACGTGCCCATCGGTCGGCTGCGCAAGTTGGCCGAGGAGGGCAGGCTCACCGCGGATGTGGTGGTCAACGCCTTGATGAGCCAAAAAGACAAGCTTGCTGCCGAGTACTCTCAGTTGCCTGCGACGGTCAGCCAAGCATTCCAGCGCCTGCAAAACGCCTTCGGCCAGTGGGTCGCGCAGGTGGATGCGGCCACCGGCATCACCAAAAAACTCGCTGACGGCCTGACCTGGCTAGCCACCAACCTCGACACCGTGATGCAATGGCTCAAGAAAATAGCCGAGGTGGGGCTCGCGGTGCTCATCTACCGCTTGTTGCCAGCCTTTGTCATTGCTTGGCAGACGGCTGGGGCTGCTGCAGTGACCGCAGCCAGTGCGATGTCTGCCGCCTGGGCCACTGCCAATTTGTCGGTGACGGCGGCAATTGCCAGTGTCGGCCTGCTCAAGTCAGCGTTTGCTGTGCTGGGTGCGTTTGCTGTGGGCTGGGAGATTGGTACCTGGTTGTCCGAGAAATTCGAGATCGTGCGCAAGGCGGGCATCTTCATGGTTGAAATCCTGGTCAAAGCGGTTGAGCAGTTGCAATATCGCTGGGAAGCCTTTGCGGCAATCTTCACCAGTGACACTATCGATGCGGCCACCAAACGGCACGAGGCCCGGCTTGCCGAGATGAATGTGATCTTCGCCCAGATGTATGCTGATGCCACCAAGGGGTCAGAGACTGCCAAAGCGGCCATGAACACTGTGGCCACCACGGCAGAAGAGATTGCGAAGAAGTTAGAAGCCGTGCGCCAGGGTACGCAAGAAGCGGTGGGGCGTGGCGTTGAGGCGGTTCACTCTGCCGTGGAAAAGCTCAAATCCCGGTTGGGCGAGGTGGAGCAAGCTGTTACCAAGGCCAATGGCGTGGTGACCGATGCGACAGCAAAAATGGCTGAAGCATACAAAGGCCTGACTGCCATGGTCGAGGCCAATCTGCAAAAACAAGTCGATGCAGTCAAGACGCGCTACCAGCAGGAGCAAACGGCGCTCGATCTGTCTTCAGCCTCGCAAGCAACCCAGATCACCAAATCGACGTTGTTGCTCACTGATGCATTGACTCAGCAGACCACCCTGCGGCAAAAGGCCACCACGGACACCTTGAAACTCATCGATGACGAGTCCATAGCCCGCGTGGCAGCTGCTGCCAAGCAAGGACTGACCGAGGCTGAGCGCAGTGCCAACGCGACCCGGGTGGAGAATGAGATTCTGGCCACCAAACGCCAGTCCATGGTCACCGCCGCTACGGAATACCGCGCTCACATCGATGTGTTGAATGCGGAGGCCAACCGGCATCTGACGGAGATTCAGCGCATCGAAGAAGCCAAGCGGCTAATGACGATGACCACGGAGGAGAAAATCCGTGAACTGCGCCGCCAAGGCATGACGGATTTCGAGGCCACGGAAGACCGAAAACGACAGATCGTAGAGTTGCAGACCCAAGCGCGTGATGCCCTGGCCGCTGGTGAATTCGAGCAAGCCAAGCAGCTGGCGCAAAAGGCCATGGATTTGGCCGTGCAAGTGGGAGGCGTCCAGACGGCTGAGGCTAAAAAGGCGGAGGAAGCCAAAAAGGCGTATGAGCAGGCGCACACCCAGGTTGTGACGCTGGAGGCACAAGCGCGCGAGGCCTCACGCAAGCAGGAGCACGACAAGGCGGCAGACCTGATGCGCCAGGCTGATGCCCTGCGCGCAGAACTGGCGCAAAAGACCAAGGAGTCCGATGCCGCCATCACCCAGGGCAAGGAGGGTGTCAACCGTTCCGTTCAGGCTATCCGGGAGTCGGAAGAAATTCTCCTCAAGTCCCTGGACGCCCAGGCCCAGGCCCACCAAAACGCGGCCAAGGCTGCACTGACAACGCGGGACCAGATCAAGCAGACCCTCACGGACACCGAAACTCAGATCGACCAGATCTCTGTCAAGCTCAAGGAGGGCTTGAAAGTCACGCTCGATGCAGACACCACCCGGTTTGAGAAAGCCATGGCTGATCTTGATAAGGCGGTTGCCGAGAGAGAAATGTTGCTGCCTATCAAGGCTGATCTGGAGCAGGCCCAGAAAAAGCTCCAGGAATATGAAGCTTTGCTCAAGGAGGGCAAGACACTGCCGGTCGATGCCGATGTCAGTCAGGCCAAAGCGGCGCTGGACAAACTGACCGTCTATGCCAAGCA